TTCAGAACGAAATCGACCATAATCCGTTACGATTAGACCAATGGAATCGGATAAAGATTAAATTGTAAAAATTTCTCTTTTCAAAACTAAATTGTAATTTTACACCCGTTATGTTGCGTATAACTATATTAACTTTATTGCTCCATTTGTACAGCTTGAACGCAACTCTAGCTGAACATTTGGAGCTTTTTTTGTGCTATGGCAGTAAATAAAATATTTGAGGACGACAATAATGAATGTCAAAAACTTGAATTATATCGGACAAACTACAATAGGTGTTATATCTCCGTTGGATTACTAGATGAAGATTTAAACAGTGGATGGATAACTCTAAGTTCAGATGACCTAACGGAATTAATAGCAGAATTGCAATTCATTAAAAATCAAATTGATTCTAATGAATAGTTACGAACTTTCAAGGATTTGGTTTGACTTTGCGTTTGAGAACCCATCCAAGATAACTCCAGCGCATGGAATCCTTTATTTTTTTTGCATAGAGCATTGTAATCGATTAGGATGGAAAAAGGAGTTTGGGCTTCCTACTACTATGGCAAAAGAGGCAATCGGGGTCAGGTCGTACAATACGTACATAAATACGCTTAACGATTTGGTAGATTGGGGGTTCATAATTTTGATTGAAAAAAGCAAAAACCAGTACAGCTCAAACATAATTGCCCTATCAAATTTTAATAAAGCATTAGATAAAGCATTAGATAAAGCAATGATAAAGCACTATACAAAGCAACATCAAAGCACTAGCGAAAGCATTAGTAGTATAGATAAACAAGAAACAATTAAACCTATAACAAAAGAAAACAAGATAGAAGAGCGCAAATTAAAATTTGCTTCCACCCTCAAACCATTTTTACAAACTTACGGCAAAATGATGTTAAATGATTTTTACGCCTATTGGACGGAGCCGAATAAATCAAATACCAAATTCAAACAGGAGCTTGAAAAAACATGGTCGGTTGAAAGAAGATTAGAAACATGGGCAAAGAACGATTTCGGAAAAGAAAAAAGTTCCGAGAAAAAAGAAAAAAGCAAAATTGAAACGCTAATGGACACCCGCGCGGAGGTTCGTAGGTCTTTTGGACTTGAAAATTAAAACTATGCTAGCAATAACACAAACATCGCCAAAACTAAACAAACAGGAACTTGAATTGGTAACCGCCAACGCTTCACCATTGGTAGTTTCAATGGACAAATCGGAATTAAGTAGCCGGATAATTGACATCCTTAGCAACATATCCAACGCATTGGGTCAACAAATGAGGCCAGCGGACATGAAGGCTCAAACAATCGGATTAATTGCCGAAATAGGTGCTTATTTTAAAAAGCTAACCATTGAAGAGTTAGATATTGCGCTAAAAAACGGCATAAGAGGCGAATATGGCGAGTATTTTGGGTTAAACGTGATAACGTACCATAAATTTATAAAAGCGTCACTATTGGCAGAAAAAAGGCGTGACGCGTTGGTGAAACAAATGGAGTTTATCGAAGACCAAAACAGGGCGAAAACTGAAAAAGATATTGAGCGCATCGAATCGGAATTTTGGGAAAACGAAAAAAATAGATTCCAAAAGTTTAAAGAAACGGGTAAATTTTACGGAGATTCACCCTCCACTATTTTCGGAATTTATGAAAGCAAAGGGAAGATTTCGTTAACAACATCTGAAAAATGGGTTTATTTTAACCACGCCCGGCAAATAATAGTTGAAAGTTTAAATAGGCAATTAGGAATCGGGATGGATACACGACCTATAAAACAAACTTTGAACCGGATTAATAACGGTGAAATGACATCTAGTGATAATTTGCTGATAAAAGACAAAGCCTGTGAACTAGCAATAATCGCTCATTTTAAAACACAAACACCATGAACCCTACCGAAATAAAACTACTCCGTTGGGTGTACAAGTGCTTGACCGTAGCCAACAAAGTGCCTACCCACATTGAAGAAATGATTGCACTTCGCCAATTAATTGATAAATTTGAAAATGAAGCATCAAGAATCGACACTCCAAGCGAATTGCGTTAAATGGTTTCGACTGCAATATCCAAAGTGCGCAAACGTACTATTCGCCATCCCGAATGGGGGAGCAAGGACACCAATACAGGGCGCAATATTGAAACGGGAGGGCGTACTGGCAGGCGTTGCGGATTTGTTTCTAGCGATACCTACAAACACAGCTCATGGGCTATTTATTGAAATGAAAATAGGCAAAGGCAAACAATCGGAGGCGCAAAAAATCTTTGAAGGGGAAATTTCACGGAATTACGATTATAAAATTATCCGTACCTTTGACGAGTTTAAGGAATTAATTGAAAGTTATTTAATACCGACCACATGAAAGGACTATCATTTTCATTCAGCCGTTTTATCGGATTGGACGTTGCTAAACGGAAACTAGCAAAAGCTACAGGAGTGCCGACCACTAAAAACGGGTTGCATCGGAAGTTGGGGAGGATGTTAATTGGATTGGTGAAGTAATGGCAAAATCGTCAGAGCAAACTCAAGTTGACTTTATAGTTGATTTCCTTAGAAAAGGGGAAAGATATAACTATATCTTGGCACAATTCGGCACAAAATGGCATAATGTGTCTAAAAGGACATTCGATAGACGGTACAAGGTGGCAGAAATTGAAGCACAATACGAACAGCAACGAATAAAGCATAAGGCGGAACAATCCATAGAGAAGCAGTCAATAGAGCTAGGATTGAAGATTTTGACTGTTTTAGAGCGTCAAGCAATCTTATCAGAAATAGCCCGTGGCGAAATGGGGTTGAGTAAGCCAATGGTAGTTGATAAGGATATTGTGAGCGTTCCAGTAGTCCCCGATTGGATGGACAGAAAGAATGCCATAGCCGAACTAAATAAAATGGATGGCAGTTACGCCCCAACCAAACAGGAAATTTCAGTAAATAAACCCGTGATAATTGACTGGTCAGGAACGCACGATAATCAAACCGACACCGAAACAACGTGAGGCGTTTGGGATTGCGGATAAGAACTTAATTACACTTTACGGGGGCGCAATCCGTGGAGGTAAGTCCTATTGGGGCTGTCTTGCTATAATCACATACTGCTTTAAATATCCGAAGTCCCGTTGGCTTATACTACGGGAAAACCTTCCAACCATCAAAAGGAACTTACTACCAACCTTCAATAATCTTTTGGATGCTGGATTTAGGCAATACGTTGTTTCTTTTGATATGCAAACCATGACGGTTACGTTTAACAACGAAAGTCAAATTGTTATCATGGCAGAAGGGTTTGACACAGATAAGGAGTTGAACCGTTTTAGGGGACTTGAGATAAACGGGGCTTTTGTGGACGAAGTGAACGAAATACAAGAAACGACCTTCGATAAAATCATTGAGCGTTCCGGTTCATGGTTTCACTCAAAAGGATGCCCGTCAAAGATTCTGCTTAGTTGCAACCCTACCAATGGATGGGTGAAGGATAGGTTGTATGAGAAGTGGAAAACAAACGCTTTGCCCGATGGCATTGCTTATGTCCCTGCCAGAATTTACGATAACCCATACATCCCAGCTTCCTATTACGAATCTTTAAAGATGCTGCCCCGTTATCAGTACGAAGTGTTTGTGGAGGGCAACTGGGACTTACAACTAAAAACAGGTGGGGAGTTTTACAAGTGCTTTGAACTGGATAAGCACGTAGGCAAAGCCGAGTACGACAAAACACTTCCTTTGCATATCAGTTGGGATGATAACGTAAATCCTTATCTACCTTGTGGAATATTTCAGATACACGGCAAAGAGGTTAGAATGATTGATGAAATTGCCGGGGTAACACCGCTCAACACGGTAAAAGCCGTATGCAATGAATTTATACGGAGGTTTCCCAAACACGATGCAGGGCTGTTTATCTACGGTGACGCAACTAGCAACAAGGAAGATACCAAAATGGAAAAGGGTTTCAATTTCTTTCGTTTGATAATGGATAATCTAAAAGACTACAAACCCACAAACCGAGTTTTAAGAGCAAACCCTTCCGTAGTGATGCGGGGCAACTGGATTAATACCGTGCTGGAAAAAGAACTGCACGGAATAAAAGTAACCATTAGCGATACGTGCAAAAAGGCTATTAATGATATGGTCCTACTCAAAGAAGCTGCAGACGGGACCAAGCTAAAAGAAATGGAAACCGACCCTAAAACAAAGGTTCGTTATCAGAAGGTAGGACACTTTTCAGACCTTTTCGAATATCTATTATGTTCGGCCTTCGCCCAAGACTTCGCAAGGTACCAAGCGGGGGACGTTGTGCATTTGCCCATATCTTCCAAATCCATGCCGTCCAAAAATTCATACTAATTTTGCAAACTTTAGTCGGATTCCGTTATTTATCTTTGCACAAAAGCGCGAATGTCTTATTTAATCCTATCCGACTTTAAAGACGTAATCCAAGAAAACAACCTACTGCAAGTCATAACCAATGATTTGACTGTATTAAGCACTTCAATAAAAAACGCTGTAAATGAAGCCAAAAGCCTGATAAGACAGAAGTTTGACGTGGCATTAGAGTTTACCAACACGGCTGTTTGGGACAAAACAAAAGTTTACGGAGCGTGGGACAGGGTTTATTTAGATGCCGCGTTGTATGCAGAAGCGAGCACCTACAATATCGGTGATTTAACCCTATTTGCAAATAACATTTACATAGCCAATTCAGTAACAACAGGCGTATTTGCAACGGGCGATTGGGATAAATTAGGAGCGCAATACGATTTATTCTATGCTATCTATCCTAAGCCGTTATTTCAGATGAACCAAATCTACAAGAAGAGTGACGAGGTTTATTGGAACGGGAAAACGTACACAAATTTACAGCCGTCTGTACTGCCAACGCACGACAGCACGTTACAACAAAGAATAATTCGACCACAGTACATCAATGTTTTCCCTGATGACCCTATTAACGGGTTATTGGCATGGGGCGTTGGGACGGCTTACACAGTTCCGGCTAGCACCGACATTTTAAATACTACCTACTGGACAGCAGGGGACAATAGAGATTCGGAGGTTGTGCAAAAAGTAATTGATATAACCCTCTTTCACCTTCACGCGCGAATCGCACCTAGAAATATACCAGCACTTAGAATAATCCGATACAAAGGCGAGGAAGCGGATAGAACGCTAAAAAATACGGGCGACATTGTTTACCCTATTGATTCAGCATTAGGATGGTTTCAAGGGTGTGCGCGAGGTTTCATAACGCCAAATATTCCTTTGTTACAACCAGATCAAGGCAATCGGATTCGTTACGGTGGGAATGTTAAACAGATAAACTCTTATTGATGAAAGTTGATATAACGGCTCGAATACTAGCGGAAAAATTATTAGCAATAATGCTTGAAAATGTGGAACGTCCTGCACCTACAGCACCAAAACCAAATTTAAAAAGTGGCAAATAATATCATTACTAGAGTTTACAACGCTATCACTAGCAATGTTCCTCAAATCGGAACTGAAACGGTGAGCGATAAAAACCTTCGGACCTACGTTTCGCCTGTTAAACTTGACCGTTTAAGGGTTGACATTCAAACTTGGCGAGATTCGCAAGCGGAAGCCGAACAGGCATGGTATCCGCATCGAGTGAAGATGCAACGTATGTTTCTTGACACTAGACAGGCGGGACATATATATGCCTGTGTGGAGCGAAGGAAGGATTTGACATTGTTACGCGAATGGTCGTTTGTAGACAAGGATGGAAATGAAAGCGTAGAACTAAAAGAACTGCTTGATAAAAAATGGTTCAATGATTTTCTTTCATGGAGTTTAGATGCTATTTTCTATGGATATACTTTGGTTTCGCTTGGTGACGTTGTAAATGACGAGTTCCCAAATATTGGAATCATACGAAGGGCAAATATTTCACCTGATAGGCTCAATGTTACGCACTTAGTTTACTCTATCAGCGGTGCGGAGTTCATGGAAGACCCTTTCAAAGACTGGCACGTATGGATTACAACGCAAACAAACGAAGGGATTAGTAATGTAGGGTATGGGATTCTTTACATCGTTGCTATTTACGAGATTTTAAGCAGAAACTTACAGGGTAACAACGCGGATGCTGCCGAGTTGTATGGTATGCCTATCAGAAAAGGAACAACCACCAAAACAGACGAAAGGGAGCGCGCCGACTTCATGCAGGCTATGTTAAATATGGGTTCGGCTGGTGCAATTCTTTTGGATGCAATGGATGAACTTGACCTTATCGAATCGAAAGGGAACGGGCAAGGGTTTAAGATTTATGCCGACTTTGAGGCACGTTTGGAAAAGAAAATCAGCAAGATTATTTTAGGCCATGCGGACGCTTTGGATTCAACACCGGGAAAACTAGGCAGTAGCGATGGCGAAGAAAGTCCTGCGGGTGAAGCGATGGAGGCGAAACAAGCCTACGACGGCAAGTTTATTGAGCATATTGTAAACACTATTTTGATACCTAAGTTGGTTGTACTAGGATTCAATATTGACGAAAAATTCAAGTTTAAATATTCCAACAATCAGGAGATAGAGGAAAAGAGAAGCCGTGA